CGCACTTGAAAGATTATATGAGTTGGATGTCGCGTTTAAAATGCGGGTTTACGACGATAAGTCCGCAAGTTCGGGTGACTTTGTGACTCCTTACTGGGTCTTCCCTGAATAGGGACTTTGAGGAACGCTCAAGTGAGGATAGTGGGCATGTCCATGCTCTGCGAAAAGGTGTCAGCCTTGTTAAATTTCCACAGCAGTAACTACACACCCACCCTACATTTTGGTTTAAATTGGACTTTGCAGGTCAAGCCCGGGGCAGCCCCTAATTTCGGGGTTTCGAGGCGGTCCAGAATTCATGATAGAGTAAATCCCAAGATGGGAACGTGCTTTCTTGCACATATAACTCAAGATTGTTTTCCTGAACCACTTCTTTGAGCATCGCCACTTTGATCTCAAAAATTTCCTTCCCATAAAAGAAGTATTCCCTCACCGCTGATGAAATCACCGCGATGGCTTGTGTATCTTCGTCGATGGTCTTCGAACGAACACACATTGTGAGCATTTTCTCAATAGAGGCATGCTCCAGGGGGGCCACATATGCCCCTACATCATCATCATACATCCACCTCCTTTTCAGGAATGAAACATTATCGATGTGGATGAGGGGAATCGATGTGGCTTCCTTCTCGGCCATTGTGAAACCAATACCAACACTACCAAGAGCTTGTTTGATTGTAGTGTGGTTAAACCACTTGGAAACACGTTTTGATATACCAGCTGCCATGTCATCACCATAGGTCATAAGTGCGACATCTTGCTTAAACGATGCTGGTGTCTTTGGGGGGCTCTGTGCCTTACCCAAGATTGCGTAGCAATAACGCATATAGAGAGAGTTAACCAAACCATTTATTATCACGGTGAGGGGGTGTCCAGATGGGTTGGAACCAAAAAACTCAATCAAATCCCCATTCACATTCACCACTGGAAAGGCTGTGTCCTCAGCAATGCAGCGCACTATGCGGATTTCTTCCTCCGAATATCCCGCTGCTGCGCATACGGCCTCGATGATTTTGAAAGCCCCTAATATAACTCCAGGGGGCATCTTCTTATCAAACTTCGAGTAGTCACCGGCGACCATTTGACCCTCGCCATGCTTTGTCAAATAAGTGCGAATCTCCTGCCACTCTATAGACTGTGCAACTGTTCCTGGCCCGGATTCGAAAACGAAGCGATTGCTCTGTAGAACCTTCACAAATGATAGTAAGTACATTCTCACGACTACCGCCGCGTCAGCACTCATTCCAGTGAACATCCTTGTACTGGCAGTTGCAATCTTCGCAAACGTTGTGGGCTCATCTTTCAAATTCCCATGATACACCGTCATGTTACGAGTGCCAGAGCGGTAGGACTCAAGAATCCCCTCAATCCGCTCAATTATCTCAGGAGTAAACTCAACTGGATTTTGCATCTCGCCCTCAGCTGGAAGGGCACGAAGAAACTTCTTTTTCGTGGTGCACCATGGGAAGCCCATGCTGGTGTTCCGGTTCATTTTGTCGACGAAAGCGACTCCTGGCGCCCCATTCACTGCTGTCTTTAGATCATAGACTTGTATGTCTCCCAATTGATCAGCAGGAAGGTTTTCCAGGATATCGCGGGTAAAGGCCTCGACACAATCACTTAACACATCGGCACGCATATCAGTGATGGGCTCCACCATCTCACTAACAGCTTTATACCACGGTTTCCAAGAACGCATAATCGGTGGACCAGTCTTGATCTCATACCCGCGTTTGACCATGGAATCACAGATTGCCGTCTTCACAACACTCGACTTAGGATGGGGCCGAAACCCCTCAAAAGATCCATACACATTAGCTACTCCATGCTCAATAAAACGGATGGGACTTTTTTGACTCAACTGCGTCAGGCGCTTAGGTGCCGATGGGGCAGACAATTTAGGTGTACCTGCTTGGACTTGTAGCACTTCGAGGGATAGAACGGCTCGCTCCAGGAATTCAACTTCTGTGCGAATAGCATATATCAGACCATCCTTGCCCATAACGTGCATGCCAGCAATGATTGGACCATATTCAGTATGGGCTACCAACAGGGTGCCACAATCACCACCAACAGTAGGGCGCGACGTGCGCCCAGTCCACATGTCGATGGGATACTTGAGCTCCTTGCTGGAGACTGCCTCACTGAACTCAATCTGCACAACATTGTCAATTGTCCTGACTCCGTCCTCGTTGCGTGCGATATAAGACCCCTTCATCACCCCCCGCAAACTGCTCTTGCACAAAAGCGGAATGATATTCTTCACACACGGCACAGCTTCGATAAGGATCAATGCTAAATCACGGTCGGGGTAGGCCTTCACCATACTTCTCGTCACCAGGACCTTCACATTCTGAGTTACTCCATCGGCCCGGGGGCCTCTTACAACAGTAATGTGGAATTCATCTAGGTCCATAGGTAGAGCGTGCAAATTGCACATAAAGACGTGGCCATTCAGCCCCACTCCTCGCGTATGTCTCACATTCTGTTTCACATGGTTATGGATAACAAAAGTCACACAGTTGCGGGAGATAACATCGTTAGCCTCGTCACGAGTCAGTGCCTTATAAGATAGTGTCCGGGGTGACACATCGAACGAGGTAGTTTGATAGTCATCCTTAAACCACACATTCTGTCGCTCCTCACCCTTAGGTTTCGGGGTCACACCCACCTCCTCAACTGAGGCCTCTGGCGTGTGATTCACATGCGTAGGCAAAACTGCACGAAGAGCCATGGACAAAAGTTTATAAAGTCCAAAACTTGTGGCTATCGTAGCAGCAATCGCAGCGAGCACTGGTATCTGCCCAATCTTCTTGTGCATCTTGATGCCTAGACGCTTCAACACATACTTCGTTGTAGTGGAATCATCCAATCGGCAACTAATCATACCCCACAAAAAACGACGGAAAAGGGGAAATGAATAGAACCAGGTTGAACACGCGCGGAAGAAGGACCACTCGAAGAACATATAGACGCCCATTCTCACGCAGCGCGACATCAGGAAGTCGATGATTCCGAAATCCATTAGGACGTCTTCATTCATATCACTGACTATGGCATCAACCATATCAAGTGCTTCAGGGTCCAGATGGGCATCCGTATCCAGCTCAGTAGGTTCAATTGGTGGCGGCGCTACTCGTTTTTTGGGCCGAGCAATTCGCTCCCCCTGAGCATTCACTTCAACAACGACCGGAGATGGCTCGCGCACGACAGCGCGTTCAGTTTCTCGTCGCTTCCTAGGCCTCTGCACCGAGCGGGTGACACTCACATCCTCCCGCATCATCCACTGCTGCTCCCAGGACGGACACGCTGGAATAAGCTGGGGAACTTCCTGTCCATCAATCTCATGCGCTCTACGAAAACTTTCCATGGCTGCGCGGGTCTCATCAGCATAGGTCTCATACAGGGTCATCGGTGTAATTTCCTCACCTGCTTGGACAACTGGGTCCACTTCACACACACATCCCACTTTAGGAACCAAGCACTCTTCACACAGCACGGCCTTGGACATCATGGTCTCACAATTCATTGTCTGAGTCTGGACGACATCATGAGCACGTGCTTCTGAACCCAGCCAACCTGCAAATTCATAAATGTTTCCATAAGAACGAATCAATTCGAGAGAACCCATAGTACGCGCCCCTTTGTCGCCAGCGTTCGTAGGCACAACGCGGTAGATCTTGATCAACCAGTAATCGGGATAACACCCTTCATCTGGCAATTGTAACTTGGTTGGATCAATCATGCTTCCATCTTTCTCGAACTGTGGCTTAGGCGCAATATCAATGACAAAAGGAAAACGTCGCTGCACAGCGAAAGGGCAAGCGAAATAAGCATGAGCATTCAAATGTGGGGTATTCGTGGTTGCTATAACCAATTTGCACTTAAAGGGCGTCTTACCCTTATCGTCCAGAGACGCCTGGTCTGGAACAAAAGGCGCATTGTTCAACGTCTGCAACACTTCGCTGATGGATGTGTCAATGCCCGTGCTCGCGCTTGGGAGCATATAGGCAACATCATCCATCCACGCAGCCCATTGGGAGGTTCGAAAGCCATCCCAAAAATTGGCGTGTGGATTTCGCGTGTAGAGATACGTATCATCAGTGTCAAGACCCATAACCTTGCCATAATGGTGGAAAACAAGTTTGGCGAAAGTAGATTTAGCAACGCTCGATCCGCCCGATATCAACACACTGAATGGGGATTGTCTCCCCTTAGCTGCTGCTTTTTTCGTCAGCTCAGTGGCCTTAATAAGCCGGAGATCATTATACAATTTCTCAACAAATCGACAGGCGGGCTCTTTCACCGCCTTTAAATGCCGGACAATAGCTGCTCCTTTCTCTAGACAGTCATCCAAATCGCTGTAGAAAGTAAACATGTTAAAACCCATCGCATCGGGATTGGTTGTAAACTTTGAACGCAACATGACGTCTTGAGCAACAGTTATCCACTCTTCATAAGCCTGGCCAGAGTGGAGAATAGGAGACATCGATCCAGTCTGCAAACACTGAAAACCTCTCTCACAGAGGAACGTCAAAGTGTCCAGAACGCACTGGATAAAATCAGGCCCAAGATGATACTCCTTTCTAATGGCTTCTTGCTCGAGCTTTTGGTAGCCCAACTTGTCAAAAGTTATCCCTGCTTTATCGAAAAGGGAGAGACTCATAGCGTACATCAGAAATTTATAGAGTTTCTTAAAGACCTTAGCATGCTTCACTTCCTCGTACTTGTCCAAGTAATGCCGGACGTGTTGGAACACGGCCTCACCACTCTGGACTTGAATGCCCGAAAACAACGAATTAAAATACGAAGTTAGGTCATCAATACGGGTCAACGTAAGATTCTTCACAACATCAAACGTCTTACCCGAAAGCAGAGGTCCGTCAATGCGCAACTTGACGAACGTGG